ACGGTTAAGGCAACATCAGTCACAAACTAAACTATTCTAATGGCTAAAGTCAGGATAAAAACAGATGGTCGCGGTTCCGCTCAGGAAATTGGCAAGATACAAACTTACAAGTCCAAACCTAAACCATACCGGGAGCCTGATTGGTTACGTAAATACCGATTAGACCGGGAGCGGTGGTTCTGGAAAAAGTACCCGGAGCAAAGGGCATGGATTGAGGAGTTTGTAGGTGAAATGAAAAAAGGATGGAATATTCAAGATAAAAGGAAATGATAGAAATAACCAACGAAGATAACATGGAGTTAATGGCTCGCTATCCTGACAAGTATTTTGATTTGGCTATTGTAGATCCGCCGTATGGGATAGAAAGGTTTAAAAACGTAACAACTACCCCGAGTAGTAAAGATGTTCACGCAAAAAGATTTCAAAGAATGAAAACAGTAAATGATAACAAGCCAAGCAATGAATATTGGAATCAATTATTTAGAGTTTCTAAAAATCAAATTATTTGGGGTGCTAATAATTTTGAACTACCAGCAAGTGAATATTTTTTGTGTTGGAATAAAGAACAATCGATGCCAAACTTTGCAACACTTGAGTATGCTTGGGTAAGCATGGGTTTAAAGAAACCCGCAAAGCTATTTACTTACTCAATCCATAAACATAACCAAGTTGATAAAGTTCACCCAACACAAAAACCAGTTGCCCTCTATAAATGGCTACTCGACAAATACGCTAAACAAGGCGATAAAATACTTGATACCCATTTAGGCTCTGGAAGCATAGCAATCGCCTGTCATGATTATGGATTTGATTTAACGGCTTGCGAGCTTGACAAAGACTATTTCGATGCAGCTATGAAACGAATTAATAATCACATGGCACAAACAAAACTATTTTTATGACATTCAACAAACACGACCCATTTAACCAATTCCGCTCCGGCAAGACCGCAAAGGTAGTAACCGAACAGGAACTTGCAGAGCAGAAAGCACGTAAAGAGCAAAGCCATCAATTAGAGTTCTGTAAGTGGATAAAACATAATACCCCGAAATCCGATTCCGTTCCGATATGCAGGCGGGACAAAAACGGTCAGGCTATATGCAGAACCTTGTCGATATTTTAGACCCGTTCTCTGGATGGCCAGATGTGTCAATATGGATTAATCGCGGTTCCTATTGCGGTCTGATGATTGAGATGAAACGGGAAAACTCAGGAGCTATTTTAAAGGATGGCAGTTTGTCTAAGGGAAAGCACGTACAGAATCAGCATCAGGTTCATGAGTTTTTGATTATCAAACCTGCTTTTTACGACTTTCATATTCTGAATAGCTTGTTTATAATAACTATCTTTTAATTCAATTCCTATAGCTTTTCTACCCATTGAAACAGGACTGTAAACCTCACTACCAACGCCCATAAATGGAGTTAGAACTATCTCACCCGGATTAGAATATAATTCAACAAGTCTATCAATTACATCCAGTTGCAAAGGGTGAACGTGCTTTTCATCATCCTCTTCCTTGCTATCTCTGAAAGGTAAAACATTATCAATTCGAATATCATCCCAAACAGATGAAGCATATCTTTGCCAGATATAATGATTTAGTTTTGTAATTTTATCATGTTCATTAATCAGGTTTAACCTTTGCCAAAGTTGATCCTCATTTAAGTTAGAATCATTTGCATTATTCCATGCCCTTAAAATATTTGGTAAAATAGGCGTTTCTCCAGCATAATGATTAATACCAAAAGGATGAACTACGGGAACTTTGTTTTCGCCTTTTTTAGTAAACACCAATACATAATCAGGCATAGCCGTAAAACATTTTGTACTATCCTCTACGATAAACTTGTGCATCAAAGATTGAACCATCGTTCTCATTCTAACCTTTAAAGGTTCTTTCCAAATTGTTATCCGGTTACGATATTCAAACCCGTATTTTTCATGTAATTTAATTACCTCATGAGGGAAGTCCCAAAGTCTGCAAGTATTATCAAAAACATCAGTAACATGAACTGCTGATATTCTGCCCGGCTTTGTTACTCTTGCAATTTCTTTTATTAGGAACTCATATTGATCTAAAAACTGTTCTTTGCTTTCACAATTTGAAAAGTCATTCTCTGAACTTGAATAATTGTAAAGTCCTGCAAATGGAGGGCTATAAACCGATAGGTCTATTGATTCATTTTCAAGTGTCGGCATTACAAGCATACAATCTGAATTATAGATTGCATAGTTTTCTGTTATTAGTTGGTCTTTTACGGTACTCATAAAAATGATGGTTTTAAAATTGGTTTGTTAAATTCTTTGATTTTGTTTGTGAAAATTCCGTTCACGTTTTCGGTTAGGTTTTTATGCAGTTCGATTGCCTTTTGTGTTTTCTGTTCAATGGCTTCTAATACCCTTGTTTGACCATCAGAAATAACCAAATCAATATGAACAGGCTTTTTTTGCCCGAATCTCCAAAACCTTCTAACTGCCTGATAATATTGTTCATAGCTCCATGTAGGGAAAAATACAGAATGATTGCAGTGCTGCCAGTTTAACCCCATTGAGGTCATTTTTGCTTTAGTAATAATCCGGTCGATCTCTCCATTTGCAAAAGCTAATAATATTTCCTCTTTTCGATCAATTGATTGAGATCCAATTATTTCTACTGCATCCTTATCCATTGTTTTTAAATAAGAGCTTTCCTGATTGGTGTTACACCAATAAACAGAAACTTTGCCTTCAGCTAATTGAACAGCCTTTTCGCACCTTTTTATTTCGGTCTGTTTTTGTTCATGCCTTACCTCTGTCATTGATTTAGCAATAGGGGTAAACATTTGTATTTGACCATTAATATCAATTAACGACTGATTTTTAACAAAGTGCTTTTGAGTAATCAATTCAGGCAAAATATAATCCTTATCAGAAAACCCTAAATCGGATGGCATCTTTGCCATAATGGACCATTGATTTACCCATGAAAAGAAATCCTTTTCAGCATGAGGTTTAAGATAAAATTTTTCCCCGATATTCCGATTGGTACTATCTACGCTATTTTGGTTATTCTTAAAGAATTTACCGAGCATATCCATATATCCCATGTAACCCAATACCTCAGAGCTGGTTCCAAGTTCAATAAAATCATTCGGTGATGGTGTTGCAGTTGACAAAAACCGATAAGGAGTTTTCTTGATAAATGCAGTTACCTCAGCTTTTATCTTACCATCAAAGTTTTTAAGGATAGAACTTTCATCGAGAATAACACATTCAAAGTCTTTCGCATTAAAATAATGTAACCTCTCATAATTGCAGATAACTATCTTTTTAGTAAACTTTCCATCCTTGCAATATTCAATGTCATCAATACCAATCTTTTCAGCTTCCAATAAGAACTGAAAAGCTACTGCCAAAGGTGTTAATATTAAAACCCTTTTGTTTGTATGCAGAATGATATTGTTTGCAATAGCTAACTGAATTAAGGTCTTACCCAATCCAGTATCAAGAAAACAAGCTACCCGACCTTTTCTGATTGCTTTCTCAATTACATGTTTCTGAAAGTCAAAGGCCATATCAGGAATGTATTTTGCCTCAAAACCAAACTCTCCGATTGTATGCCGTTTCCTTTCCAAAAATTCCAAATATTCCATAAAATAATAAAGCCTTATACCGGGTTTGGATCTGCTACGTTCCGCCCCCGAAATAAGGCTGTTTAAAATGAGTTGATCCCGGTAGCAGTCGGGTAACACTAATATACGATTATTTATTATTATTCATATTCTTTTTTCTAATCTGCTAATTGATAAATTCCATTCTTTGGCTACGTCAGGATGAAGTTCTACGTATTGATGATGATACCTACACAATGACCTGAATGTTGATACATCGGTAAGTAAATTGCCAACTCTTCCGGCAGCATGGTGCAATTCGACCTTTTCGCTTTGACATTCAGGAAACATACAAATCGGGTTATCTTCTAAAAACTTATCCCGAAGTTTTGAATATTCACGTTCTTGTTTTGCTCTTTTAATCGACCTATTTCTCATACGTTCCTGAGATTATCCATTTCGGACTTAACAAAACTTAAAATAGAACGGTATCCATCAATAGCATGGGTTATGCCCTTATTAAGTCGTTCCGTAAATGTCATTAAAGCAATTTCTTTTGAAGCTTTACCCTGAAACAACATCTTTTTATCGGTTGTATTCATTTTACTGAATTGTTCCGTTTCCATTAAAGCCCCTATTTTTTCATTATAAAGCATTTCGGCCATAGCTAAAGCCTGAGCGGATGAAGGGATTAATGATGCTAATTCAGATATTTTACCAACCAATCCATCAGGATCTGATTTATCGGCCGTAGATTTTAAACAGGAAATTATCCTATTATTTATCTCATCAATTTGAGGTCTTAAGTCCATCAGAAAGTGATAGTTATGGATGACTTATTAAAAGTTGATGATACCTTTGGAACTTCGCAACCTTCACTATCAAAAATTACATCTTTTGATTTAGTTGCAAGTTTAACCAGTTCGCCACGTTCTTTGAGTTTAGCTTCTAATTCTGCATAAACTGAATCCTCGCTTAAATTTAGCTTCTCTGAGCCATTTTTTGGCGTGAACGTTACACCATTCCAGCTATCAGAATTTTGAAGGCTCAGGCGTTCCCTGAATGATTTTTCTGCCGAATCTATTACAGCCTTCAATCTGACAATATTAGACATGACCTTAATTGGTTCAACTTCGCCATCATCAAAGATTTGTTTAACAAAATTTACTCCTGTTGCTTCTGCATCCTTTTTTGTAAAAGAATGATTATACATGGTTGCCATATCTTCGGCTCTCATGTTGAAAAATAGTTCTTTGCTCATAATATTGCTTGTTTTAATAATTCTTCGTTTGATGCAGTTATTGAATACTTAGACTTTATTTTTTCAATTGTTCCATCTCCAGAAAGATATTTAACAGCTTGATTCCAGTGCGGAGTACCTGGAATTAATTCAGATTTTTTATTTTGCTTTCTATTATTTATATAGGTTGTTAAATCCCATATTTTTTTTCCGTCTTCATCAATGCAGTTAGGATAATTATTCCCCTCTTTTTTTGCATCAGCAGTTATATATTGAATTTCTAAGTCGTAAAGAAAACGACCTATGCCAAAGTTTACACAAGCACGTTTAAAACTATCGCTTGATTGCCCCTTCTCTGAATCGGTATTACTTTCAGTTC